CAGCTTGGCTATAGAAAAATATTATTACCCTTCGAGCAGGAACTTTGTCAGCAGTTAGGTATTAGTGAAGAAGAATACTTTGAATTTTTAAAATATACATCAAGTCTTAATGGTAATAGACCAAAGGAGTATGACAATATCCCTTACATTGTTAATATGCCACAGGCATTATTTATTGGAGGTATTGCTGGTCAAGGTCTGACTGCTTTTGGTCAGATAGTCGTTGGTGTCATACTTACTGCTGTATCTTATTTTCTTACTCCAAAACCTAAACCACCCAAAGCTGCCAGTGCCAGTCTTACAACTCCAGGGCAGCAGGGAGTAAGACGATTTGCTCCTCAATCTGGTTTTGATTCTGTACAGGAGCTTGCAGAATTAGGCGCTGTAATCCCCTTAGTCTTTACGAAATTTCAAACTATAGATAAGACAAAATTTGGTGGTATTAGAGTAAATACACAACTCCTTTGGTCACAAATGAGAAGTCTAGGTAAAGGACAACAGATAAAAGCAATATTTAATTTATCTTCTGGACAGCTTGGTAGTTCCCCTGAGTTTAATGGTTTTGCAATAGGAGACTTACTTTTAAAAAATTATTCTGAAGGTAAGTTCAGATTATATTTTTATGATGGGAGAGCAAATGGTGATGGTAAGTTTAAAAATGCAAGAGATAAGTATTCACAAGGTACGTTAGAAGTAGAAAAAGATAGAAATGGTAATACAAGATCAGATGATGTTGCTTTACCTCTTGTTGATAACGATAAAGCTGGAGCGTTTGTTGATGATACTTTCTGTGGCACTCGCACTCCTTCTACACAAAATGTTTTTGGTGTTTATAACCCTGTCCCAAACAGTATGAAGTTTATGCTGCCTTATGAGTTAATATTAATGCCAGACCAATTAGATTCTGATTTACAAAATAAAACTAAATTAAAAAGACAAAAGGTTCAAACAAACTACCCTCGTTATCAAGCCATTGTCAAAGTTAATAATAATACTTCAAGAGGAACTAAAAATGTATCTAAAGGAAATATAATTACTTTTCGTATTGATGATTTTGATCCAAACGAAGAATTTGATAATTTTAGTGACTGGGGTGCTGAAGATGTAGCTTCGTCAATTAATTCTGATAGAGAAAATACAGATGATTCATTAGCTATAGGCGAACAGTATTTAATTGGAACGGCTAAAGGTATTTTAATTAGTAGTGATGAAGGTTTATGGGAAAAAGGTAAAACTAAACAGTTCAAATTTAAAATTACTGAACCTGGACAAGTTCAAGTTAAAAATATTAAATCTGCTCATAATCCTTTTGAAACTTTAATCATACAGAAATGTGCTATTGGTATTATTACTAATAGTTATAAATGTGATGCTACAGAAATAGGTTTAAAATCAGTTGTTAATAAACAGATTACAAGTTTTACAAATGTAAATAGCCATCCTGGATATTGGCAATATTATGGTCAACCTGATAATGCAAATATAGATGGTGTTGTTCATCAGTATGAAAAGAAAAATGCAAATATAACTTTAGGTCAACTAAGTAAATATGTTAAAAGGTATAGTTTTTTTAAATTATATGCAAGAACTGTAGGTGAAGACGAATGGACACTTATTGCTTCAGATCCTTTTGCTGTATTAGGTAGAACACCTCAACCTCAATATAATTTTTTAAGAATTACACATACAAATGCTGAATTAAGAGAGTTTAAATTAGAACCTTGTCCAGGAAATAAAATAAAAGAACAAGTCACAACTTCTAATTCAATAGATATAAATTTATTATCTGGTACGAAATTAGCTTCGACTGGTGAAGTTATTGATGGTTATGAAGTATTTTTTAATGGCATTAGAAAATATAGATTAACAGCTAATAGAGCAAGTAATTCTGAATGGTTTTTAGGTGAGATTCCTTTACAGGACGAAGTTGGAGGTGGAAAAGTTTTAGCATTTGATAAAAATGCAGTTGGTACGATTCCACAAGTTGATGATCTTGAAATGGTCGATGGCTATCCAAAATTTGATAATGAAGGTGATTCAAGATTTTATGTATTAGATGAAGATGAAGATTCAGATGAATTGTATTTTTATGATGGAGATTTTGTAGGTAGAAGTGAATCAACATTTTTAGAAAAAGATGGTTTTAGATACGAAGAAGGAGAAGAAATAATTGATTCAGATGGTGATGATACAGGCAATTTTCCTATTAAAAAATTTAGAATGTTTAGAAGAGAGGCAGATCAAGTAGATGGATATCCAAAAACTATAAGTCCTTCTGGAGGTTCTGCTGGTGCTTCTGGATTAGAAGTAAAAATTGAATTATGGAGTAATGGTGCAAAAAGATGGACAATTACTTCTCGGGGTACTAATTATAAGGAAGATGATAAGGTAAATATTACATTTCCTGATGTGGCAACAATACAAGTGTCTTGCACTGTTGAATCAGGTTTATTTGTAACAGAACCTTGGCCTCAAGGACAGAACTTAAATCCTTTTGATGCAATAGCAGATTTTATTAAATTTGATGCAGAACGACCTTCTCATTTAGATCAACCAGAGCATCAGATTACTTATGTAAATGAATTTGTTTATAACCAACCCATGAAATATACAAGGCTTTCTAATGTTGGTTTAAAAATGAATAGCTCAAAAGAGTTTCAGAGCTTTTCACAATTTTCTGCTTATGTCAAAAATGGTATAAAAGTTAAAAATTTAATTAATGGAACGACTGAATCTTCTAATCTTTTTCCTAACATTGCTTTTCATTTATTAACAGATGAAACAAATGGAGCAGGTAATCTTATTGGTGCTTCTCAAGTCAATCAATCAGATATGAAGAAGGCTGCAAAGTTTTGTCAGAAAGAAAAATTGTTTTGGGATGGCGTGGTTGCTCAAAAACAAAATATAAGAGAATTTATTTATCAAAATGCTGCTTTTTGTTTACTTGATTTTACGATTAAAGGTGGTCAATTTTCTCTTGTACCAACCGTTCCAATAAAAAGTGATAATTCAATAGATTTTGAAGTTAAAGGTAAAAATTTAGTAAAAGCGTTATTTACTGATGGTAATACAAGAAACTTAAAAGTTAGTTTTCTATCTCCAGAAGAAAGGCAACTGTTTCAAGCCAGAGTAATATATAGAGAAGAAACAGAAAATGGATTTGCAAAAACAAAAGTTATTGATAGACGTTTTAAAGATAAATTTGGAGGAAGTGATAATGATCCAAGAGAAGTATTTGATATGTCAAATTTCTGTACATCTTCAAACCATGCAGAATTATTTGCTGAATATGCTTTGGCTGTAAGAAAATTTGTAGATCATGGTATTAGTTTTGAAACAATTCCAGATTCTGCTATGTCATTAGAACCAGGTGATTATATAAGAGTATTTTCTGAGATCACACATAATGATCGTTTTGAGAATGGATATATAAGTGGTGATGGTGTTATCCAATCACAAGGATCTTCTAATCCTGTCGGTCAAAAAATATTTTATTGGAAAGCTTTTAATACTAATGGAACAGAGTTTGGAGATCCTAGAGAGGCTACCTTAACTGCTAACAGTAGTGGTCTTGCTTCAAGTGAATTTAGAAATGCTGTCTTTACAATTAAGAAAACTGAAAGTTTAGATAGATTGTATAGGGTTGAATCTATTACTTATACCGAAGAAGGTTTTGTATCCGTTACAGGATCACATCAACCTCTTAAAGGTAATGAAGATGGAACAGCAAGAAGTGGTAGATTAAAAATATTAGATACCATAGACAATAGTATAGATTTCTTCAATAGATCATGACGACAAGTAGAAATTTTCCAAATATAAAACCATCTTCAAGAAGTTATACCCCTGGAGTTTATCCTCAAACAGAATTTGAATCACAGAATGGTGCAAAGATTGTGATGAGATATGGTAATAAACAGGTAAATGCAAAATTATCTCTAGGTTTTACAAATATTACAGATTCACAGGCAAATGAAATTTTGGATCTATATGAAAACATTAATAGTGATTATGACTATATTACCTTTACAACAGTTAATGCTTTAACAGGTATAGAAAATAATAATTTAATTAAAAAACAAGCAGAAAAAGATGGAAGCTTTAAACTAAGATATCGTTTTGATGGTCCTCCTACGGTATCAAGTGTATTACCTGGCATTTCTAATGTGCAATGTAAATTTGTCGCATGCCTTGATGGGGATTAGAATGAATTTAAAATTTATTTAAAAAGATGGCAAAGTATTACTCAGGACAAGACGGTAAGTTATTTGTCGATGGAGCAAATGATAATATTAATAGTACAGATGAAGTAGCAAAAGTTAGATCTTGGTCTTTCACGTTAAACACAGCAGTATTAGAAACGGTATCTTTAGGTGATTTCGATCGAACTATAATTCCTGGAATATCTAGTGTTACTGGTTCTTGTAGTATTTATTATTACGCGGAAAGTACTGGTGCATCTCATAATTCAGGTCGTCTATCCAGTGAAATTTTAAACGCTGCTTTACCAAGATCAGGTAATAATCCTATATCTCGTGAGAGATCCAAAATAAGATTAAGATTACAAGTAGATTCAAAACATTTTATAGATTTAAAAGCTGTTATAACTTCTGTCAGTATGCAAAATTCTGTAGGAGAGGTAATGGCTGCGGAGGTAAATTTTGAAGGAGATGGTATTCCTATAGGAACTACATACTAATGGCCATATATTTTGGATCTACAGGTTTTATAGAGCTAAAACGTGATGCTTTAAATTCAGATTTAGAGACATCATTAGATCCTGCTGATGTAAATATTACAAAGAAAAGATTTTCTGTAGAAAAAGCGGCAGGTTCATTAATAACAGGAGATCAGATAGAAATAGAAACAGTAGATAAAAGTAATTTAGGATTATTATCTGGTCATAATTTTCCTGATCTTCGTAAATATATCAATATAGATGATATGGGAGGTATAAAATTATATAATAATTTTTCAGATGCCTTAGCAGGAGACGTATCTGGCGCGTTGACTCTTACAGCACCTACATCAAAAAAAGATATTTTAATTAGAACAAGAAATACAAGATTTAGACCGTTGGCTAAAATTACTGAATTTGAAATAACTACTTCTAGAGACACTATTGACATAACAAATTTAGGTGGTGAATTTCGTAAACAATATGAAAATGGACTTATATCTGGGCAAGGAACAATACAAACAATATGGCAGCATAGAAATTTTCAGTTAGATACAGAGGATTTTGCAAGTCCAGAATTTCCTGTTTATTTAAGTCAACTGTTGGTTCGTATGCAACAGGGATCAGACTTTGAAGGTAGATTTTATGTTTATCATGATCCATCTCAAAGCAGTACAAGTGTTTGGTATCAATCTTCCTGTGTGGTAACTAATGTTGCAGTATCAGTACCAGTGGCAGGTGTTGTTGAAGCAAGAATAGAATTTGTAACAAATGGAGAGATTAGATTACATAATGGAGTTCCA